ACCAGCAGCTCTACTTACTGCAACATAACCCTCTGGATTAGTTACTTTGTAACCACTTGATGTTCTAATAAAATGTCCGATACTTTGTATTTGAGATAGTTTTTGTATTAGAAAGTTCTTTGCATTACCTAAACTTACGTGAGAAGCTATAGTAAAATATAATGCTTGTTCATTTCTATCTATAAATTTTAAATTAGTATCTAATATATCTCTATACTTTTGTTTACCTTTTTCCGTTTTTCTATTTGCTATTTCTTCCGTTAAAATATTCTCATAGTAATCTCTAAACATTTTTTGTAATTGTTTAACCTTACCCATATGGCCTTGTGTGTTTCTAATATAGTGATTAAAGAAAGCCTTTAGTCTGAAACCAACTGATAAAGAATCATTTGATCTTGACATTTCATTTAATATAGTAGACGCTTTACCTAAAGAGCCTTCAGCCATTCTAATAAGACCGTCAAATCTAGATAGTTCTCCTTTAGTAAACGTTGATGAACCAGATGTATCTGTATACCCAGCACTTGCTAAAAATACTGCCGATGATCCTGATCTACCAGATATTGTACCAAATCCAGCACCTAAACTTTTCATATCTTTACCTGTGTAACTTGTATGAAATACAATTCCCATTCTTGCTCTTCTAATTTTTTTACCTAGAGTAGAGTTTACTGGTGTTGCATATGTAATTGTGTTTGGTGTGAAAGTTATCATGGCCTCGCCATCTATATTTTGTATTTTAGTATCGTTTGTAAAGAGTAAATCTCCTTGATAGATACCTGTAATTCTTAATTTTTTTAATTCTCTTAAACAAACGTTTAGTTTATCTGCAACAGGTCCACTATGATTACTTCTAATATCACCTGGTGTATAATTGATTTTTGGAGTTGCGTTGAATACAGATTTAGTACCAACAAAGAATTTACCGTTTTCTGGATTAACACCACACACAATAGCAGGCGCACCATCCCATTTGACAGACATATTTACTTTGGCACCAGATGACCCTACCAACATGTTTCTAATTGATTTTAGAAACTTTATAGCATTATCGCCACCCTTGAACCTCTATTAATTATATCGTCTTCTAGATGTTCTAAATGTGTATTCTTTTCTTTAGTTATGAAACCTTTAAAATTAAACATTTTTCTCTCATTTTATCCATAAATTAATTCACTTTCTCATTCAATATATCAAGTACTTATATTTATACTAATATAACTTGCCAAATGGGCCAAATTGTTGACCTCTTTTCTCTGCTAAAAATACCATATCTGTCAACATTCTGTCTCTTTTTACTGGCGATATAGAGTATATACAGTATAAAAAATCTAGTTCCATTAGTTTAGTATGTGATACACCATTTTTTAGGTCAACACTATTGTACGATTTTAACATACTATCAATAAATTTAGCGTCTGAAATACCCGTATCTGTTCTTCTATTTACTAATTTAAATCGTTTTTGGTATACCGATTTTACCTTATCAAATTCACCTAATGTTTTAGGATATAGGTTATGATTGTTTACAAAGAACAAACTTTTATTATCTCCTATACCATATTCTTTTAATAGTTTTGCTAATAAATCTACAGGTACTTTACCTATACGAGCTGCACCAGCACCTTTAAACTTACCATCAAATTTTAAATTCTGATTGAAACCTTTTCCGTTTTGTCTTATCTGAAATTCGCATACATCATTAGAAGATTTTATATCTATTCTCATATCAGCAGACACTAAAGTTTTATCTGACTTGTTACCCATTTTCATAACTGATCTATCTAACTTCATTACAAACTTACTGTCTTTCATTAATGCATTTTTAGTATTAACTTCTTCGTATCTAGCTTCTTTACCTGATACTTTCTTTAATGATATACCTGCTAACTTATGTTTTGAGTATAGTATTTTCATTACATCATTTAATTTAGATATAGATACTGACTTTCCTTCCATTGCTTTATTGATAGTTTGTCTTACATTATTTTCATTTGATATTAACCATATGTCGGCAGGATTCCAACTATCTTTTTTAGATATTTTAAACTTATCATTTATTACTTTAGATATGTAATCCATAAAACCACCGTCTCTATTATATTCTGTAAATGTTTTACCTCTAAAAACTTCTAACATCTTTTTTTGTTGTGCATAAAAACTTGATAACCATTCATCTTCCATTACGTCTGGATATATGGCCACTAAATCTTTATACTTCGGGTCTTTAGATATATCTTCAGGTCTTGTATATCTAATCTTATCTTTTAATGCTCTTTTAATAATCCAAAGTGAGGCAAGTTCTTGTTTCTGTACAACTGTTGCGTCTAATTGTTTTACTGACTTCTTACCTGTTTCTATAAATCTTATTTTGTATTCTTTTATTACAAAGTCAGCAGATTTTTTAGCACCATTCTTAACTACTGCCTGATACTTCTTATTTAAAGTAGGCAATACTTTTTTTAGATTGTCTGGCGACATCTTTATAATGTATGTTTTTGATTTAGTTACTGGAGAATCATCACCATAATAGGCGCCCTCTACCATTAACTTTAATAGAGAAGTAAACTCACTCTTTAAGTTTGAGGGTACGTGTTGTAATAACTTTGATACTGTTGCTATATTGTATGCCATAACTTTCTTATACCATATTTATAAGAAAGAGGCAAGCAAATTATATGTTGTTGCACCATAGAAATTTAGGAATACCACCGTTCATCTCCCAAACTCTATGTTTATTCTGAAATTTTACTAATTTATCTGCGTCTTCCTCAAAGAAATATGTACCTATTATATTGTTAGTAGGTTTTTCTTTTACTTGCCAAATAATCTTACGACCTTTCTTAACCATCTTTTTAGAATAGTGTAGTTTATCGTAGTCTTTATCAGCCTTTGGTCTTCTATCAGATTTACTAAATCTTACTTTTTGTGTCTTAGCCATTATACTTTAAAATCTGAAAACTTATCATAAGGATTTATTTCCTTTTTCGTTTCAGTTCCTTTATCTACTATATTTTGTGCGTTGTTTTCTACATCATATAATTTCATTTTTGATCTATCTACACCTAGAATAAATGATCTATGGAAAGAAGGATCATTATATCTATTCTTTAACTGTTTTACTTTCATCTGGCCTAGTTGTTCTAGTTCTTCATTTGACATCAAGGCAAACATAAAGTCAGCAGTTGCCGGAAGACCAAATGATTCAGACGTATCTTCTAAACCAATGTCTGTAGAAACAAAACCAGTTCTAGTTGTTTGTGTAGCACTGAATATAGGTAGATCAAACTCTACTGCTAGACCTCTTAATTCTTCAGCGATGGCTTTAATATAAAAGTAAGATGATATATTACCACCTTTAAATCTACTTGATGAACATATGTTTAGATAATCAATAAACACCACTTGTGGTTTAAAAGATTTCTTTAACGCAAGTTCATTTAACAATGCTCTAAAGTGACCACTATGAGCAGAAGCTGTTGGATATTCTTTAATAATTAATTGACCTTTAGTTTTATCTTGTACTTTTTTTAGTCTATCGTTATATACATCTTTAGGTAAGGAATGTAAATCATCCATAGTTACATCTAATAAGTTAGCGTCTATTCTTTCTGCAATTCTTTCCTCTGCCATTTCTAAAGTTATGTACAATACATTTTGGCCTTGTGCAAGAAAACTAGCAGCTACGTGACACATAAACAAAGATTTACCAACACCTGTACCTGCAAGAGCAATGTTTAATGTTTTACTTGGTACACCACCTTTGGTAATCTTGTTGAAATAACTTAAATCAAATTGAAACTTTTTCTCTTTAGTGTGATACCATTTATATCTTTCATCACTATCATTTAAATAATCGTGACCAATATGATTGTCAAATGATACTGCTAAGGCGTCAGCCAATATACTTGGTATTGCCTCTGGCGATCTTTCTTTATCTTTCTTATCTAGTATTTTAATACCCTCTAGTACTGCGTTATGTACTGCTCTGTCTTTACAAAACTTTTCTGTAGTATCTACTAACCAATTTTGATCAACGTCTTCAGGATTTAATACTTCTAATAAATCTTTTACTGATCTAACTTCTTCATCGTTAAGGTCTTTTCTGTTACCCATTTCAACGAGTACAGTTTCTTTAGTAGGAAGATTATTATATTTTGCAATGAATTTATATATTTCTGCAAATAAGATATGTTCTTCTCTTTTAGAAAAATATATATCTTTTAAGAAAGGTATTGACTTTCTCATGTACGGCTCATTGTACATTAAGTTTCTTAATATTGTTTGTTCTATTCTTTCGTTATTCACCAAACTCTACCTTTCCATCATTTAATTGTTGTTCCATTACTTCTATTAATATGTCACCAATAAAATCTATAAATTCTTGGTTGTCTATATCTTTTGATTCTGGATTAGATAGTATATCATAATCAAACTTCATTGGCAAGGTACCATCTGCCTTTTCTTCTTTGGCAAACCTAACCTTACCGTATTTGTAGATTACGTTACTGTATTTTGGATCAAGTAATTTTATGGCCGTGTAATCTGCACCTGTCTTTTGTGCAAAAACATACCTTTTATTCTTCGTCTGATCCGTATTTGAATTTTTTGTTGGCGTATTCATCTATTTGTTGTAATATCTCCTTTGTAAAATACTTTTCTGGATCGTCATTGATAG